CCGCAAGGGACTACGTTAGACCCAAAGCGTTAACCGCAACAAGAGAAGGGGGGCATTAGCCCCCCTTTTTCTTTTAGGAGCAACATGGACAAAATCAAATACAAAGTTGGCTTTGAATCGAAAGCCGAAACAAGCGATTCATCCATCTCTTGTCGCATGGGTTGGGATCAGCCGAAAGAGGCTCACCATGTCGAAGGTGATGAATGGGAATCTGGTGTGGTCTATCCGCAACCGATGAATGGCTCTGTCTATATGTCGTGGACTTGGCCGACCACTGTTCGCAAGGTAATGAACAAAGCCTAAGTCATGCCTGACGTAGAACACGGTGGAGGCATTGGGATTGGCTCTGGTATGGGTTCGCCCGGAGGAGGGCATCCTGACCACGGTGTAAGTGGAACCGTCGAAGATGGTTTTGGGAAATCCAGAGATAGGTCTAATCCTCTTGGATTTGCTAATCCCCATAGTGGGTTGCTTGATTTTTTTGAAGGTTTATTTGGCCCAAAAGAACCAACAGCCTACAACATGATGTCGTTATGGGGCGGTCATTGGGGATTTGATCCGGGTAAAAAGTATGAACCATATGAAGGATTTAATCCCGTGGATTTCTTTGATCCTTTAGACGATATGGATTATTCAGCCTACGATCAACCCCAAGATTTTGCACTAAACATGCCAATGATTAACACAAATCCAATGTCGATGCACTCTAACATGCCGACAGAAACAAATACTTTGGACAATCCTTTATCTAATCTTAGCCCGCAAGAGGCAATGGAAATGTTTGGTGGGCCAAATCAAGACCAAGGCGGAATAAAGGGAATTGGTCATGGGGGAGAAGGGGTTTAAATAATGGCTTTAGGAAACGGAAATTTAGACGGCCCCGGTACGGATGCTGATGGGTTAGGGCATGGCGCTGGAGCGCAAGGCGCAGATCAAGACGGAACCGAAGGTGGCCCTTCCGCTGATTACGGAGGTCAAGGCGAGTTTGATGGGCTAGGTTATGGCAATTCCACTGATACGGATGCTATTGGAACCGACGCCAATCCAACAGAAAGTCCTAACTACGACGCTTACGACAATCCCGAAGACGACAACACGACACGGGCACAGCAAGAGCGTGAAATAGATAGGGCTTATCACCGGGATCGGGCTAGGCCAACTAGAACATCTCTAGATCAGGACATGCCATCAACTTCTCCTCAGTCACCGCACAATCGGAACTTAACAGAATCCCATGTTCAATCTGCTGTAAACAGTATTAGGGCTATCAAAAACCCCAGAGAAAGAGAAAAAGCCATAAAAAACTTTATGGAAAGAAACAAAAAGGGGCTTCGTCAACTCTCAGTTAGAAACGCTCAAGACACAGATTTAGGTTTGTTCGGAATGATGCCGGGGGTTGGCATGCTGAATATGTCTCGTAACCTAATAATGGGCCTTTTTGAAAAAATGGGACTCACGCCGGGAATTAATAGTCCAGCAATGGACGCACTAGAGCAGGAGGCCCGTAGTTTGGGATTGTTGGATAAAGAAGCCACTGAACCAACCGAAGATCAGTTAATGCAAGTCTGCAATAACACCCCCGGTTACAAATGGAACTCAGAAACCAAGACCTGTGAAAAGATCGAATTTGGTGGAGTGTAGATGAGAGTAACTCATGTACCGAAAAAGAAATGGCAAGAACTAAGCAACGAAGAACTAGGCGGTAAAAGAAAGGATACCGTCTGCCTTATAAGGTATGGAGGGTTTGGAGATTTAATCCAAGCCAGTTCAATTTTTCCTCTTCTGAAAGCACAAGGCAAAAAGGTCTGCGTCAACGTAACTGAAAATGGTTACGACATTTTAAAAAATGACCCGAATGTCGATGAACTCCTTGTACAAACGACGGATCAAATTCCTAACGACGAACTTGGAGAGTACTGGAAGCGGCTTCGCAGGGTATTCCCAAGTGTTATTAACCTAAGTTGCATTGTTGAGCAGGGGTTACTACTTCTGCCAAACAGTCCGTTTTATAACGCGGATAAATCTGAGCGGCATAAGAAATTAAATAAGAATTACTCTGAAGCACTTCACAACAAGGCGCGAGTTCCACACCTTTTTGATACAAAATTTTATCCAAGTACTTCAGAAAAAAAATGGGTAACGGAGCAACGCAGAAATATGCGGCTTGGCTCTCAGCATTACGTCATCGTTGTTGCTCTCTCTGGATCATCGGTACACAAGGCGTATCCATACATGGATGCCGTGATTGCGTATTACATGATGGAAGAGCCAACAGCCCGGTTTGTTTTAGTCGGTGAAGAACTTTGCAAGATGCTTGAGGTGGGTTGGGAAAAAGAATCCAGAGTATTTTGTAAGAGCGGCGACTGGTCAATAAGACAGTCTCTCGCATTTGCTCAAACTGCTGATCTCGTAGTTGGCCCGGAAACAGGTGTCTTGAATGCGGTGAGTGCGGAAGACGTAGCCAAAGTAATCATGTTGAGCCACTCATCTGAAGAGAACCTGACAAAACACTGGGTCAACACAACTGCCGTCACCTCAGACGCAGAGTGTTACCCATGCCACAAGATGCATTACGGTTTTGCGTCCTGCAACAGACACGAAGAAACAGGCGGTGCAATGTGTACTGCACGACTAGACCCTAAAAAAGTAGTTGACGCAATCGACTACCACTGGAATTTGAAGAATGACTTATCTAGAACTTTGTCAAACGGTTAGGCAGGAAGTCGGTATATCCGGCACAGGCCCGTCTACCGTTCTGAATCAAGAAGGCCAGTTAAAGGTTATTGTCGATTTCGTTGCCGAAGCAGACTACCAGATTCAAAGCCTATGGCATGACTGGAACTTTCTTTGGGCACAATATTCTTCGACGCTTTCAACTGGGACAAGAGGCCCAGCGACAGGTAAGCCTACCGACTTTAGTAATTGGGACATGAGGTCGTTTTTTCTGGATTACACAACAGATGATTCGATCAATCTCAGCCCTTTAACTTACGTTAATTGGAGAACCGATTTCCGTCAGGGAGTCGCTACTAACAGTTCGCCAACCTACTTTGTCATCCAGCCGGATGAGAACGTAATTGTAGAGCCGCCTCCAGACAAGGCATACACGATCACTGCTGATTATTGGAAGACTCCCACACGTCTTGCGGCTAACGCTGATGAATCGGCTATTCCTACGCAGTACCACAGAATAATAGTAGCAAGAGCCAAAACAATGTGGGCTGAACGCGAAGAGGCTCCAGAGATTCTTTTGGCCTCTGTTGCAGAGTACCAAGACCTTTTAGACAAACTTGAATCTCAGTCTTTACCGGGACAGAGAAATAGAAGGTTTGGCAATCTTGATCTCAACGAAGTCATACAACCAATATGACGAATATTTACGCCGAAATCCTAAGTAGGAGTTCTATTCCCGGCTCTTCCATGAGGGCGAAGTACTTCCCCTTTGTTGGAGGGGAGATTTTGACCGATCCGGCTTTGTCTCAGCCTCCCGGTAGCCTGTTATACGGAAAGAACTACGAGGTGTATCCAGAGGGTGGATACAGACGGATTGATGGGTACGAAAGGTTCGATGGTAGAACTAAGCCATCTGAAAGCCTGTACTGGATTCTTGAATTTCAGACAGGGACAGCCGCGAGTGTTGATACCAACGTCATAACTGGCGCGACATCTGGAGCCACAGCAGAACTTATCGCAGACGCGGTAGTGGAAAGCGGCTCATACGCGGGTAGTGATGCGGTGGGTTACATGGCAGTTGCGTTGCTTACAGGCACGTTCCAAGTTGGGGAAAACATCCAAGTTAGCGCTTCCACCGTCGCTGTAGTAAAGACTGCGGAAAATGCTCTTGGCGCAACAACAGATGCTTTAGATACTACCTACTCCCAAGCCTCTATAGAAAGAGCGCGATCAAAAATCGGAACTGTTACAGGATCAGGAGCGATACGCGGGGTATGGTCGTATAGCGGAAGTGTTTATGCGTTTCGGGATAACGCGGGGTCTACTGAGTGCAAGATGTACAAGTCTTCCACATCAGGGTGGACAGCCGTTGATCTAGGTCAGTACATCAAATACAGCACGGGATCAGCCGAAGTCGCTGAAGGGGCTACCCTGACCGGGGCAACATCAGGAGCCACTGGAACCGTTCGTAGGGTTACGATCACTACTGGAACAATTGGCTCAAGCAACGCAACCGGAGTATTTGTTCTTACTGGCGTGTCAGGAACATTCCAGTCTGGAGAAAACCTCCAAGTAAGTTCTTCTACCGTAGCGGTATCAACGAGTGCGTTAATAACGATTTCTCTAGTTCCCGGCGGTAGATACGAGTTTGTTAACTACAACTTTGGTGGCTCAACCTCAACCTACAGGATGTATTGGGTCGATGGATTTAACACTTGTTTTGAGTTTGATGGCACATATGCAGTGCCAATCTTTACAGGAATGTCGGTTGATACACCAAAGCATCTAGCCGCACACAAAAAACATCTGTTTCTAGCATTTCAGAAAGGCTCCTTACAGCATTCATCTATTGGTGATCCGTATGGGTGGAGTGTCGTAACGGGCGCTACAGAAATTGGAACTGGTGGTGAGATAACTGGTCTTCAAGTCCAGGCTGGCGATGCAATGGCGATATTCAACCGCAATCGCATATACATACTGTATGGAACCAGTTCATCAGATTGGAATCTAAAAACGTTTTCCAACGATTCTGGTGCGGGGGAATATACCGTTCAACATCTTACAGAAACAATGTTTCTTGATGATCGCGGCGTAACAACTCTTTCTGCTGTGAACGCTTACGGCGACTTTGCTATGAACTCCATTAGCAAAAAGATTCGCCCAATTATTTCTGACAAGAAAGGTCTATCAATATCGTCAGTACGGGTCAGAGCGAAAGGTCAGTACCGATTGTTCTTCAACGACGGAACTGGGATTTACGCTACTTTCTCTGGAAACAAGATTGCAGGATTTATTCGGGTCGATTTAGGAAAGGTCGTTTACACGGTCTGCTCTGCCGAAGATACAAGTGGAGATGAGATTCTCTTCTTTGGATCAGACGACGGATACATCTACCAAATGGACAAGGGAACATCCTTTGATGGTTCTGCTATTGAAGCAATGTTACGACTCTCCTACTACCACTTTGACACACCAACGAGAGATAAGCGGTTCCGAAAAATTCAGTTTGAGATGACCGCAGATTCTAGCGTTTCTGTTCAGTTCGCACCCGACTATTCGTACTCAGACCCAGATGTCCCAGAAGCAAGAACCAGAACACTGTCTATCGATGGAAGTGGTGGTTACTGGAACATTGATAACTGGGACACCTTCAACTGGACGGGACAAATTATCTCCACCTCAGAAGAAAATCTTGACGGGATTGGAACGAACATGGGAATGCTCATCCTTTCAGAAGCAACATATGAACAGCCTCACATCATTCAGGGTGTGACGGTGCATTACAGCCCAAGGAGGGTACGCCGTTAATGGCTAACGATTATTACACCAGACAAGGCTCCTATACCCGTGGAACCCTTGCAAGAGGCGACGTTGTTAAGTCGGACTACGATGCTTTGGTTACCGCATGGGACTTGGGCGAAACGAACATCAAACGTGCGCTCAAACTTCCCAACGAAGGCGCACCACAGACAGACTGGCAGATTACCGAGAACGCATCGAACAGGTCGGGGAAGGCAATCGGGTTCGATTCTTCTGGTGACTTAGAACTCCAGACAGGAGTGGGGAACTGGGAAGGCACTTGGGCCACAGCGACTGCCTACTCCCTGCGCGATGTCGTTGTAGACGGTGCGGCAGGAGCGAGTACCGACAACCTCTATATATGTATCGTTGCCCATACGTCAGGCACTTGGTCAACTGATCTAGCCGCCGCAAAGTGGGAACTGATGGTCAACGTCAGCGAAGCCCGAGACTGGGCGCGTAAGACTGACGGCATTGTTGATTCGACAGATTACAGTTCCAAGGCATGGGCAGTTGGTGGGACGGATGTCACCTCCACGGCCTCACGCGGTGCGGCCAAAGAATGGGCTACGACTACTGGCGCGGCTGTTGATACCTCAGAGTACTCCGCCAAAGAATATGCAATCGGCACGACGGTAGCCGCAGGATCAGCCAAAACCCACGCCGATGCCTCCTCGACATCAGCCACCGCAAGTGCGACAAGCGCGACTGCCTCGGCAACGAGCGCAACTGCGAGTGCGACATCAGCCACCGCAAGTGCCGCCAGTGCTACTGCGGCATCGGCCAGTCAAACCGCCGCCGCATCATCGGCTACGTCAGCCGCCGCCGATTTAGCGACCTTCCAAGGGCAGTACCACGGAGCGTCAGCAACTGATCCATCAACCGGGTTAGACGACGGCGACCTGTACTTCAATACGACCAACAACGTGATGATGGTCTATGACTTGGGTACGACCACTTGGCTGAGAACCACGCCGACTACCACTGACCAAGGTCACATAAATACCGTTAGCGGCATTGCGGCTAATGTAACCACAGTTGCTGGCCTTTCTAGTGAGGTGACAGCGGTTGCTGGCAAGTCAACTGAGATTGGATTGCTGGGTGTTTCAGCAGTGATTACCGACATGGGAATACTTGGCACTGCTGATGTAGTTGCCGATATGAACACGCTCGGATCAGCCGACGTGGTTGCTGACATGAACACGTTAGGAACCGCCGACGTGGTTGCTGACATGAATGTGCTGGCTACCGCAGATGTCGTAACTGACATGAATACTTTGGGAACTGCTGACGTAGTTGCCGACATGAATACCTTGGGAACGGCAGATGTCGTGACCGACATGAACACTCTCGCCACGCCGTCCAATGTGACGAATATGAGTACCGTGGCGGCAAGTATCGCTGACGTTAATCGTTACGCAAACGAGTACACGATATCAGCAAGCGCCCCCGGCTCCCCGAGCGCGGGCGACCTTTGGTATGACGAGACAAACACTGTACTCAAGTACTACAACGGCAGTAGTTGGGCGGCACTCTCTGGAGACACTGACGTACTTGTTGGTAACTCCGCATCAGACACGACCCCCGGCTATTTATCTGCAAAGGTAGCGGCGGGTAACAACGTAACTCTTACCACACTGAACTCAGGCGGGAATGAGCAACTTCAAATCACGGC